ATGTATAAGACGGTTACATTCTGCGACCGTGTGCAATCTAAGTCCTACATCAACAAAGTATCGTTTGAAAAAGAGGTTGAAAATCGTATCGAAGGTTATAAGTATGAGGTGACTGATATGCACCTAGAACCACAACTTTTCAACTCTGCCCTTATTCAAACTCGCTGGTGATATGAAAGTAACTCAATACTTACTAAGTGGAATCTTTATCTTTGTTGGATTAACATGTTACATGTTATTCTTAGCAGATCGAGATTCTAAAATGATGGACTACTACGAATCAACAACTATTCAAGGATCAAAATGACTCACACTTCATACACTGATCGCTACTCTTCTGATGAACATTTTGATGGAGATTGGGATGACATAGTGTCACCAGATGAGTATGATGATTATATTGATCGAGTGCAGTATGCCAAGAGTAATGGTTACAAACGTCCAGCACTTTATGTGCCACGTCAACAACGCCGAATGAGTATTCTATCAGAGTATTGATGCAAACTACTGAAATCGACACAATCATTGATAAACTTAAGGATGCTATCCGTGTCTGTCATGAGATAGATAGTTCGGATACTAATCCTGATCGGAGTTATCCTTTCGCTGCAGGATATGCTCGTTCATCAATGCAATCAGCGGTCCAATCTCTTCAACAACTAAAACAAACATGACTGACCTAAATGTGACTGACATTAGCGACAATGATAGATTTCCATATCGCCAACATCTTCGCGGTTTGTTGTGTGACATAGTGGGAGAATATCTTGCTAGTGAGGAAGTTTCTGCTGATGATTTGATTGATGATTTTCGCGCCGAGATTAAATCATGGATGGACTATCATCAACAAAATGAAATGAAAGCATCACAAATGTACTGCAAATCTGCTGGGTTTGCGAATAGCAAACTATGATCCAGGTGTGCCAATCGGGGAACAGCACACCATCGGTTGATTTTCACGCCAAAACCTGCAACAATGGCAGTATGCAAAAAAACAAATTCAACGATCCCTGCTCCATCGCCATTGAGACCGATGAGGCGCTGATGGCGATCCATAACCCCTACGTGGCGACCCTCGTAGAGATGGGATATGATCGCGCTGACTGTGAGATGGTCGCCGCTGCTGGTCGCCCTGATCCTTCCTATCCTCGGACAATCTACGGGCGGACCTTTGACACCAAAGCAGAGTATGATGAGGCGCTTGCTGACTACCTGAACGGGATGTGACAACCCTAGAACCGTCCACTTTTAGTGGATTTCTCCGCCACTTCCTGTATATTAAAGGAGTGGAGGGGAAACGACCTCACCGCACTCTTAACCCTCTCTTTTCTCTCATCATGCGTAAGATCGAAACTCAAATGTGTGCCGCTGTTCAATCTAACTCTGATTGGCAGTCTGCTAACACTTCAGTTCATTTTGATCCTGAAACTGGCGTGTCTGTTGTACGTCTCCACGGTAACAAGATTGCCGAGGTTTCTGACAACGATATGACAATCTTTGATGGTGGTTGGCAAACAACCACAACTAAGTCACGTTTGAATGCACTTTGTGATGAGTTTTGCATCGCTGGTGAGGGAGTATTTCAAAAGAATTACAAGTGGTTTGTAAGAAAGTTTGCGGGTGCGGTGAACGGTAACAGTGTATTCACAACCGAAGATTTCAACAACGGTTACATCTTCTCATGATTACGACTGCAAACGCTTCAGATTGGGACGACTTTTGGAACGGTCCCGATATCAATGACATTCCCACATTTCGCAAAACTAACATGACAAAACTTCAACTTGACACGGTTCGATCATACTTTACAGAATCAGAGTGGGACACACTTTTTGATGCTATCTGTGAGTTTCAGGATCATGGCGATGAAGAGTCTGAAATGAGTTACAACATCCAATCCAAAATGCAGGAGTTATTTGTCAATGTTTGAACTACAATTGGAAGCGATTGAAGTGATGGAAACTATCGAAGATTCCGTCGAATTTATTTGTTCTGAGAATCAACTATCAGGACAAAAAGTGTGGACAATGATTGCTGCACTTGCTGATGCTAAACTTGCACAATTCCCAACAGACTAATTCACCTTTATTCTTCTGAATCAATGAAACTTAACGAATCACAACTTAATACATTGAGGACTGATTATTGCAATCTGATTATTGACTCCATGGACATGGATTCGCTTCTCGGTTGTATGTTTGATATGATGATGAAAGAATATTCTACATGTGGACAAGATGAACTTATCGATGAGATTTTGAATCTTTATGATCAAGAAGTTCTCGATAGTTTGTTACCTAAAGAAGAGGTGATTAGTGAGTTAGAAGTTAACACGCCACAGATGGGAATGGGAGTCGGTAAATGACAAGTATCGTATCCGCTTCTGATGTTAAAACAAGAGAAAAACATTATGTTGTTCGTTTCTCAAATGGCACTTATGTTTGGTCGAATTCAGTGATAGGTGTTTTGCCATTCTTTCAGAAGTCGTATTCACATTTCCCTGGTGAAGATCCTCCGTCTCATTATTACTATCCATGAGTATTAAAGTCTATGATGATTTTCTAGATCCGCAAGAGTTTTCCGAACTGAATACGATTGCTTTGTCTAGTGATTTTCCTTGGTACTTTAATAGGTGCATTACTCATCACACAGAGGAGAGAACATTCGGTCAATTCACTCATACTTTCTATCGAGTGAATGAGGGAGTGATTAGTGAATTCGCCTCTAAGTTTGTGGGTTTTTTGAGGACACAGATTGAAAATGTTCATGCTGATTCTGATGTGATTATCGTAAGTTCAAAAATGAATTTGAACGTAATGCGAGATGATCATTATCCCATTGGCACATTTCATGTTGATCGTGTCATCCCTGGTGATATTCACAAAACCGCAATCTTTTACCTGAATACAAATGATGGGTTTACTAAGTTTGAAACGGGGAAGATTGTGAAGAGTGAAGCGAATCGTATTGTTATCTTTGATGGTAACATTAATCATCATGGATATACATGCACTGATGCTCAAACTCGTATTATCTTAAATGTTAATTATCTTGTATTGCCGTGAAAAAAGAAACATCGTCAACTCGACAAGTGTTTAACTATTATGGACAATTATCAATCAAATCACAAGATCGTTTGTATCAAGAAATCGTAAAGTATTATAGGGATGAAGAGATGCAAAAGATTGACAATTGATATTTTCTAATATAAAATAGTACAGTCTACTTCTCACTCCACAATGCTTCTTACTAACACTCAACTTACACGCTATCGCGTTACTATCGATTTCACCGTAGATGATACTAACTGTGTTCATCCTAGAGATTGGAACTGGAAAGAACTTTTACAGTTAAAAGGTGATGAAAAGGTAAGGGAATTATATGTAGAAAACCTCGGTACATATAACACTAAGAAAGGTAAGCGAAAGGAGAAGAAGAATGGATGAGGAAGAGTATGCAATGCTGATTGAATCAGAAGAGGAAAGGTATAGAGAAGATAATAAAGATGAGTATGATTATGAGTACGCAATCGAGGTAGAATACGACAGCGATTAGTGCTCAAATACACTGCAAAGTGCCTTCGGATATGCTTCAGAGTATCTCCGAAGGTTCTTTTTTATGCTATTAATTAAATGGTTAATTAAATGTAGTTGCGTGTTGTATCTCTCGTAGATGTATGCGTGAATTAAGTGCTCTCAGAGTAGTGATCTTGGACCGCAGGCTATCATGAATCCCAGAAAATGTCAAGACCTCCGAGGCACACTTATGGACCCCTTATAAGGGATTCTGATGGTAGCAAATTACTTGACAATCCTTGGAGCATTCGTTATACTAACTCTGTAAGGGTTCAAAGGACAGTGCTTAGCTTATAGCTACCATACTTTCAGTCCCTATGAGTCGTTCTGTATACACTACGTGAACTGTCCACTATTCTCCCATGAGCAGTCTAGATCGTGTATATTAAGAGAGTCAAAGAGATTTGCTTCACAAATGACTCAGACTACACTCAACGTTGCTACTGCATCCCGTGGAGATCTTTTGATTGCTGATGCTCGTGGTGAGGTAAAGTACACCGTGCTTAAGACTCAACGTCCTCGGAAGGATTTGCTTGTTATGACACAAACAAAGGGTCTCCGTACTAACACTAACAGAGGTAAGATTAACACTAAGATGGCTTCAGTTATCTGATACACATTCAAGAGGGAGTGCTTGACATTCCCTCTCAAGTCTGGTAGGATAACAGTAGCAAATAGCAGGGTTTTTGCGGTTGTTATGTGTTATGTTATGTTCCGATGGGGGGTGTTTTAATAATAGCTAACTACCCTAACCTACAACGAACCAAAATCGAGAGAGTGATTACGAGTTCATTTAAAAAATTTTTCAGGTATAAAAAAGTACTGTAGGGTCGAGCATAGATAAGGAGACTATCGAGGAATTATGCCAACTTATAATATTAACGAGATGCTCTTTCATGTATATGAGAAGAACACTGAGGGTCAGACGAGGGTACTTAATTGTTGTCTAACAGTAGATGAACTCGAAACCAAGTTAGAGAACAAAGAGATTGATATAAGCAAAGTAGAAATAGAGTGTCTACCAGCTGATCCAGGGGCTTGTGAAGATGCAAGTTATTGATCTACCAAACTTCGGTATTATTGAAGCACAACTCACTCAAGAACAGATTGATTGTCTCTACAATGATTTGATTCGACAAGCTCCTGAGGGATGGGAATTTGACGGACATAAAATTGTCAAGGGAACAGAAGTACCTCAGTGGGACTTCGAGTGGTCTGAAGAGACGTATGAGAAGTTTATGGGAGAGTGTCTCGGTCCTTGCATCAACACGTATGCCGAGAAGTATGGTAAACATACTCTGATGTGTACCTCACAGATGCATGGAATTAATGTAAGTCGGTGTTGGGTGAGGTGCAGCAAGCCAGGAGAGTATCTCTCAGTACATGATCACAGCGCTCTGTGGTCCTTTGCAGTGTGGTTGAACATTCCATATGACTATAGAGATGAACAGAAGGACAACGAAGCGTTCAGACCTTATGCAGGGGACTTCCAGTTAATCTATCCATCAACTACAGGTATTATGTTGAAGAAGAATTGGAGACTTGATAGAGGTATGGAAGGTCGTATGATATTCTTCCCGAGTCAGATTAGTCATATGGTGTATCCACATCACACCACCAGCGGCGCGGCGTTCGACGGTGAGTATCGTGTATGTGTTGCAGGTAACATATCATTAGATAGTTATCAAGTATTAGACAATGTTGCTTCTTAAAGTATTAAATGTATAGATAGGTTAACATTGTTAATATAAGCATGAATGTAGAACTGGAACCTTATCATCTAGACTTGATAATTGAGACGATATCGTATAGACTAGAGGAGGACAGTCAATTACATTTTTTACCTGATGTACGCTCTGATCTAGAAGAACTACTTGCCACTTTTGAAGATGAATGTTTATAATGTATTTGTCGGTGAAAACATGATTATTCATGAATGCCGAGAAGAAGATTTAGAGCATAAGCTTGTATTCGTCAGAGAGTATTTCGATTGGTATAAAGATGATGACCTCCGCAATGAGATGTTGAAAATCGTCAAGATTGACACCTCTAAATAAATCGTGACCATTGCAATGATTGGTTTGCTGTGGTAGAATAATTTTGTAAAACATTCTAAGTTATGGCTAAAGGATTTACTGTAAAAGCAAAAGCTCCTACTCCAAAGAAAGTAGAAGATGATTTTGACCTCGCAGCTGCTAAAGAAATGGTAAAGGGCAAAAGCATTGTCTTTTGTCTTCCAGGACGCGGCGTCTCGTATATTTTTCTCAAAGCATTTGTTCAACTATGCTTTGATCTAGTTCAAACAGGTGCAAGTATTCAGATTGCACAGGACTACTCTTCCATGGTTAACTTTGCACGATGCAAAGTACTCGGTGCTAACGTTCTCCGTGGACCCAAACAGATTCCCTGGGATGGTAAGTTGGAGTATGATTACCAACTGTGGATCGACTCGGACATCGTTTTTGATGTTGAGAAGTTCTACCGTCTTGTGTGGATGAAGAAGGACATCGCAGCTGGTTGGTATATGACTGAAGATGGTAAGACCACTTCTGTTGCACACTGGCTTGAAGAAGATGACTTCGCTAAGAATGGCGGTGTGATGAATCACGAAACTGGTGAATCCATCTCTCGTCGTCGTAAGCCTTTCACCGTTGACTACACAGGTTTCGGATGGGTACTGATTAAGAAAGGAGTCTTCGAGAGTCTTGAGTATCCCTGGTTCGCTCCTAAGATGCAAGTCTTTGATTCTGGCGATGTTCAGGATATGTGTGGTGAAGATGTTTCCTTCTGTCTTGATGCTAAGGAAGCTGGTTATGAGATCTGGTGTGATCCAGGTATCCGTGTTGGACATGAAAAGACCCGAGTTATCTGATGCAGTATAAAGTTATGGAGTTGGGTACTGATGGGTGGGGTATCAACAACCCCGTTCTAGATCAACACCTAACTAAGGAGCAAGCTAAAGAGAGACTTGAACATTATATAAGTGAAGGAGTCTCACCTCAAAGACTCCAAGCAACACCTCAATAAATCCTGGCGGCGCGTTTCTCTGTGCCGTCTCTCTAAAAACCTCTAAGTATTACTAAATAATGGCTGTAAGAAAAATGTCTAAGGAGGGTTCGGCTTTCATCGAATCTCAACCTAAGAAAACACGTCAAGGTAGTGGACAAAATACTAAGTATGCCGCTACATCTGCAAACAACAAACGTAAACGCTATCGGGGACAAGGAAGGTAATGGCTGATTCTGATCCAAGAAACTCACCTAATGCAGAAGCTCCTGCAGTCGAAGGTGCTCAACAGTTTGGATATGATGTTGCTGCTCAAGCAAGAAAGAAAGCAAAAGAGTCTAGAAACGAAACTAATCCAAATTCACCTCTTGCTGCTGGTTAGATTATATGAGTTCACTAGTTGTTAATCTACCCTCACAAAAAGTGTGGGTCCGTAAAGAGTATCTAAGAGACTTGCAAGACGGACATGGTGAATTTGTTGAAGGCGTCTGGGTGTCGGCTAAGTCGATACCTGGACGTTCTTTTTATTTTGAAACTTATTTGCCTGAATATGGTGCAATGTTTGATAAATTGCCCATCAGTGCATTTGTTTCAGAACCAAAGACACCTGATCCTGATCTAGATCTGCCTAATTTGCAGTTTTGGAATTGCATGGACTATGGAGTAATCAATGTATGCAAACAATTTGTAGCATCTATGGACTGGCAAGTCCGAACTAGACACTTTGGTAACCTTATGGGTACATATATTTGTACTCTAGACAATTATCATGGTGATCCTGATGTAATTGATTACTCTACAAGTGAAATTCCACAGGAACATAAGTCATTTAATGTACTTGAATTGGAAAATGGACAGTTTGCCTTGTATCCAAACAACAGATGTCGCATCTTTGACATTAGTCTAACCCCCCAAGAGCCAAAAATACCCGACTTTAAGGTCTCTACGGAGTACTATCAGGTAGAAAACGGTATTGATTGGGGTAGATTGGGTGATACTGATGAATATTTCTGGGAAACACCCGAAGAAAAGGATAATAAATAAAAGGCGGAGATATAAACTCTAGAATAATGGCTCGATCCATCAGTAAAAAACGAGTATCCAAAACTTTTAAGGATATCAGTTTGTCATTTGTACCACATCCTGTTACAAATGACCTAGGATCGTTTAATGATGCAGATGCAATTAAAAGATCTGTAACCAATTTAGTTAGAACTAATATTGGTGAACGATTCTTTCAAAATTTAATTGGTTCTACCATTGAAAATTCCTTATTTGAGCAACCAACAGATGATCTTGCTTCTGGAATGGAAGAAGAAATTCAGTACTTACTCGCAAACTTTGAGGAAAGGATAGATAATGTAGAGGCTAGAGTATATCATCCACCAGATTCCAATGATATGAACGTTCATTTAACATATACCATCATTGGATTGCCCTTACCAGTGCAAGATATCGATTTTATCCTACAATCTACTAGGACATAATGTCATTTAATCAATTTACAAACCTAGATTTTGATAGCCTTAAGGTACAAATTAAGGATTATCTTCGTGCGAACAGTAATTTTACTGATTTCGACTTTGAAGGATCCAATTTTTCAGTCTTAATTGACCTTCTTGCATATAATTCTTACATTACGTCATATAATACCAATATGGCGGTCAATGAATGCTTCCTTGACAGTGCTACTCTTAGAGAAAATGTTGTTGCACTGTCGAGAAACATCGGATATGTACCTAGATCAAGTAGATCTTCCCGTGCAGTCATCAACTTCTCTGTTGATTTGGGTTCAAATGACACTAGAATCGTAACTTTGAAGGCGGGAACGGTTGCATTAGGGTCTCAGGTAAACGGACAATACATTTTTTCAATTCCCGACGATTTTGTTACTACCGTAGACAACAATAATATTGCATTTTTTGATAATTTGGACATTTATGAGGGAGTTTACCTCACAAAAACTTTTACAGTAGATTATTCTGTTCCAAATCAACGATATATTATTCCAAATGCTAATGTTGATACGTCTTCAATTCGTATTCAGGTAGAATCTACAACAAATGAGATTTATCAGCTATACGATAACATTCTGAGAGTCGATTCTACGTCCAGATTGTTCCTTATTCAGGAAATTGAAGACGAAAAATACGAAATTCTATTTGGCGACGGAATTTTAGGTAAAAAACCACCTGCTGGTGCTAAAATTACTGTAAGTTATATCGTTACCAACGGCAGTAATGGTAATAATGCTTCTAATTTCACATTTACTGGTATTCTTAAGGACGATACCATCTCAACTATAACAGATGGCATCTCATTGATTACTACTCAGCAGAAATCTTCTAGTGGAGATGATGTTGAAAGTGTAGATTCCATCAAATATCTTGCACCTCGTATATACGCGGCACAGTACCGTGCAGTGACGGCAAATGACTACAAGGGTATAATCCCCTTCATATACCCTAACGTTGAATCTGTGACCTCCTACGGGGGGGAGGAGTTGGATCCGCCTGAGTTTGGTAAAGTATTCATATCTGTTAAACCAAGAAATGGTTCTTTCCTATCACAGATAACCAAAGATCAAATTTCAAGAGAACTGAAACAGTATTCTATTGCAGGCATCAAACCAGAAATTGTAGATCTGAAATATTTGTACGTAGAGACTAATTCAGCAGTTTATTATAATACTAACTCTGTTTTTGATCCTGCTACACTAAGAACTAAAATTTTCAATACCCTCACTGCGTATTCTAAGTCTGATGACATAAACAGTTTTGGTGGAAGATTTAAGTACAGTAAAGTTGTTGCTCTTATTGATGATACTGATAATGGAGTTACCTCTAATATTACTAAGGTTAAGATTAGAAGAGATTTGATTCCAGAACCTGGACTATTTGCAACGTATGAATTGTGTTTTGGTAATGCTTTCTTTGTAAATTCTAAAGGGTACTCTGTACGATCCACTGGATTTACTGTAGATGGCATTGGTGGAACTCTTTACCTTGCTGATATCCCTAGTACTTCTACTAGAGGAAGAATCGTATTCTTCAAATTGGAAAATAACGAACCAGTCATTGTTAAGAATAATGCTGGAACAGTTAAATATGATGAAGGAGAGGTTCTTTTGGATGTGGTAAATATATCAGGAACTTCTTTGAATAATGGAACAGTTCAAATAGAGGCAATTCCCGAGTCCAATGATATCATTGCTTTGAAGGACATCTATTTGCAATATGACGTTGCAAATAGTGAGGTAACTGCTCTCGTTGATGTTGTTTCTTCTGGTGAGAATACTTCCGCTACTTCATATGTCGTGACTTCCAGCTATTCCGACGAAGGATATATCAGATCGTAAAATGCCTGAACAAAACAAAGTTAAGATCTCTCAATTAATTGAGTCTCAGATTCCTTCATTTTTGAATCAAGAGTCTCCTCTTTTTACTGAGTTTTTAGAACAGTACTACATTTCCCAAGAACATCAATCTGGTGTTACAGATCTTGCTGTTAATTTGCCAGAGTATAGGCAGATTACCGCATTTAACAATGAGAGTTTAATACCATATAATGTTCTTCTTTTAGATATTTTTTCTGCGGACGATACAATTACAGTTCAGTCAACTGCAGGATGGCCTGATCAGTACGGACTTATTAAAATTGATAATGAAATTATTACATACAAGTCCAAGACTGAAACTCAGTTCTTAGAGTGTAGTAGAGGTTTTAGTGGAATTAGTAAAATTCAGCAGGACGTTAATTCTGAATTTTTAGATTTCTCCATCTCCGAAGCTGATGAACATAGTGCTGGGTCGTTAGTATATAATTTAAGTAATTTATTTCTACAAGAATTCTTTGCCAAGTTTAAGAAAGAATTTTTACCTGGGTTTGAAAACAGATCTTTTGTTGAAGGCACCTCTGTCCAAAATACCCTTACTAGAGCTAAGGATTTTTACTCGGCAAAGGGAACTGATGCATCATATCAAATTCTCTTTAAACTATTGTATGGTGAAGAAATTGAGCTCATCAAACCAATTGATGATACTATTACTTCTTCTGCCAATGTCTATTTCAAGACTAAGAATATTCTTGTAGAAAATCTTTTTGATGGAGATCCCTTACGAACTGTAGGTAACTTCCTGTTCCAAAATGTGACTGGTATTGGAACAGTAAGTGCTTCGATTTATAATGTAGAATACAGACCTATTGATGATAAAGATTTCTATGAAATCTCTCTAGACGCATCTTCATTCTCTGGAAGTTATCAAGTTCCTGGTAAAACAAAAACACTACAAGGTATTCCTCAGTTCTCGGATAATATTCTGGTTGACTCTACTGTTGGATTTGATAGAGAGGGATCGCTCTTAATCAAACCTACAGTAGATTCAAACTTTATTGAAATATCATATACAGATAAAACAATTAATCAATTTTTAGGTGTCAGCGGTATTTCCACTGACTTGGTATTTGGTGCAGAAATTTTTGAAGATAAACTAGCTTTTTCTTATGCTGGATTTGGACAAACATCTCAGGTACAACTAAGAATCGTTAATGTCATTGATAACATTGACGTAAGTGATACTGCCAATATGGTAGTTGGTGATAGCTTAAAACTATCTACTTTTGGTTTGGATAAGGGAGAAGACTCTCAGTTTAATAGTTGGATCTATAATATCCCAACAATTCATAATATTAGTTCTGTTGACCAACTCAACATCAATACATTCAGAATTAATCTTTTTGATGATGTTGTCTTCTATATTGGTGAAAAAATTGTTCTCTCCAATGACAATACAGAGATAACTGGTGAGATTAGAATTATTGAATATGATGCTTCTAGAAGTGAAAAGAGACTTAGTAATAAAGTTGTAGTTTTGGTGAATGGAACTCTTCCAATAGAACCAAAAGTTCTTAAAAAAACAATTGTAAAAGCTGAGCACAATCTAGGTAGATTTCCAGGAATTAATAAGTTCCCTGTTGGAATTCAGAATAGTTATCTTTCGGAGAATGGAGATGACTATTTTGTAACTACTGCTGGTATTCCAAACTATCCTCTATTTGCAACTGATAATAAGAAATTTGTTAAAACTGATATTAATGAAACTACTGATTCGGATGGAACCCCAATCAATGGTGGCGGATTTACCTATTTGATGAAGTCTGTAGATGCTGATGATACTAACACTCCCATTAAACATGATTATGCAACGGGAGATAAGATCTTCTGGGACAATATTGACAACAGCGGAATACAAACAGGAATTTATTTTGTTACTGCTGTAAATGAAACGGAGTTCTACTTATCTTTTAGTGGATCTGATGTATTTTCTCAAAAGTATATTCCATTTAACATAAACTCTACAGGGCAGTATGTTGTTAAGTCTGGTTTTGAGAATAAGGAGATACAACACCAGAAAATTTTAAAGAAGTTTCCATATGTACGGAAGGAACAATATTTTGATGATCCAAATGCTAGAGATGTTAAAAACAGACCTGTTGGTCTTCTAGCTAATGGTGTTGAAATATATCCACCAACAGTATTTGATGAACAGATTTATTACGGTGATATTGTTAATATTAAAGTTACAAATACTGGTAAAAATTATGATGTGATCAATGGTCCAGACATAGTAGTTCAGGATCAAGATGGAAGTGGGTGTAAAGCTTTTCCAACCGTTACGGGATCATTCCGTGAAGTTAGACTTGTTTCTCCTGGAATTGGATATCAGAAAAAACCAAAGATTACTGTTGAAGGTGGAAACGGTAGTGGTGCTGTTCTGGAATCTAATTTCGTAAAAGGAAAAATCATTGTTAATTTTAAGGCTGATGGAACATCTGTAAATTCTAACTCAGAGACTATCGATTTTCCGACAGTTCATAATTTTGAACTTGGAGAAGAAGTCTTTTATGACTCTAAAAACAACACTCCGATTGGTAATTTGATTAGTGGTGCTACTTACTTTATTAGGATTGTTGACAGTAAAACAATAGCTTTACACACATCTTTCCAGGATGCAGTTAATAATACCAATACAGTAAATATTGGAGCTCCAAGTTTTGGTTTCCATAGTTTTGTTTCTACGAAATCCAAAAATACGATTACCAAAATATATGTTAAGGAACCTGGAAGTGGTTATTCAAATAGAAAAGTAATTGTTCCTTCTCGAACAACTGCTGCAGGAACAAGATCTGGTATTGATACCTCCGACAATTACATTTACGCAAGAGGACACAACTTCGTTACTCGTGATGTCGTAAGATATTCCCATACAGAAAATGCTATTGGTGGGTTGAGTAGCACTACAGAATACTTTGTAAAAACTATTGATTCTAATAAATTTAAACTATATGATGTTGGAATTGGTACTGCGAGAGATATTACTAACTTTGAAAAGAATAAAGAAGTATTTCTAACTAATTTTGGATCAGGCGAACATACACTCTCTTATCCTCCAATTGTTGTAAAAGTAGAATCCATTTCTGCTATTGGTTCAACTACTATTATCCAACCACAACTGGATCCAGTAGTTCTTGGTAGTATCGATAATGTGTACCTACAAGAAGGTGGTATTGGATATGGATGTACAAATATTATTGATTTCCATAGAAGACCTAATGTTGGAGTTTCTACGGTTGTCTTTAATGCATTACTGAAACCAATTATTATTGGCGGTCGTATTGTTGATGTGCAAATTCTTGCAAAGGGTAAGGGTTTTAGAAAAGACTCTGATATCTTTATTCATGGTTCATCTGGTGATTTTGCTCAAATCAATCCAATCGTTGAAGATGGTGGTATTGTCGCTGTCCAAATTCTTGACGGCGGAGCTGGATATGAAAATGATGTATCCTTAGAACTTAGAAATAGAGGTACTGAAGCTAAGTTTATTGCTGATGTCCATGAATGGAAAATTAACCAAGTAACGAGAGCTGCTGAAAATATTAATCCAGAAGATGGATGTATATTAAAACCAACTACTAATCCAAATCTTGGACTCCAAGCCGTATCAATGTATCCTCCCAGAAAGTTGAGATATCAACTTGGAGATAATATTGATGTAGGCAATCTTGAATTATCACAAAATGCTATTCATTCTCCTATCTTGGGATGGGCATATGATGGTAATCCAATTTATGGTCCATATGGTTTTGAGAACCAAATTGGCGGTTCAATAGTTAGACAGAATAGTGGTTATATTCTCAATAATCAAAATCTTGATGGTATACGACCTCCAGCATATTCATTAGGTTATTTTACAAATGATTATTTGTTTAATAATTCTGGAAGTCTAGACAAACATGGCGGAAGATATTGTGTAACTCCACAATTTCCAGATGGAACGTATGCATACTTTTTCAGCATTGACGTTGATTCTAGTGGAGTTGCTGAACCCAAATTCCCATATCTTATTGGAGACAGATTTAAAGACCTTCCAGTACCAGATAATTTCAATACATTCTTTAACCAAGATCTTGATATTTCTAAAGAAAAATTATCTAGAAATATCGGACCATATTATTTGTCCTTTGGAAACTCCAAATATGATCTGATTGATAAGGTAGATGATTCATATCAACAGAAATTCTTTGTAACTAAAGTAAAAACTTCTGGTATTGGATCTGTTAGCATCTTTAGTAGAGGTTCTGATTATAAAGTCAATGATCTCTTGTCGGTTAACAACGAAGGAACGGATGGATCTGGAGCCAATATTGTTGTTGACACTATTCTTGGTAAGGATATTAGTGAAATTAGTGTAGGAGTTTCAACTTACAAGGAAACTGAACTTAGAATAAGTGGCAGAAGTGTAGTTGGAATAACCACAGTTCCACATGACTTCTTGGATAATGAATCAGTTCATATTTCTGGAATAACAACTGCTAAGTTTGCACCATTTTTTGGCAAACAAAAAATTACTGTACCAAACCGTCGTGTAGGACTTGCAGAATATCTTCCTAATATTGGAGTAACAGGAATAACAACCTTTATTTCTGTTACAGATACTGTTGGGTTTAAACCTGGTGATCATATCGGTGTTGGAACCGAAGTTATGGTTATTACTGAAGTTGATAATAAGTTTAGGAGATTTAGAGTCAATCGCCAAAATTATGTTGGCATTGCAATTACGCATCCTGTCTCACCAAACTCCGTTTTCTTGAAACCAGTTGAGTTTGAATTTAGTGCTGCCACAGTTGATAAACAATTCTTCACTTATGCAGTACAACCAAATAGAAGTATATACTTCTCACCCGAAAACACCGTGGGTGTGGGTTCTACGGGCAGAATCTACGATATCATTAATACTGGTATTGGAACAGTTTTAACACAAAGTTATGATACTAGATTTGTACCCGAAAGAAGAATCTTTATCCCAAATCATCGTCTTGCTACTGGACAACCATTAAGATACAATGTTGGTACTGCTGGAACTTCCCTAGTTGTTTCAAATACAGCTATTGGAGCTACTTCGGGCATCGGAACTGTTAAATTAGAGGATGACTCTATTGTATATGCAGTTAATTTTGGGCAAAACTATCTTGGAATATCTACTGCTGGGTTTACTACAATTGGAGATGCATTATACTTCTTCGATATAGCAGCCAATATTGGATATGCTCATTCACTTACTACCCAGTTCCCCAGAGTTAATGCAAGAGTTGAAAGATATTTTACTAGCGTTGTCACTGATACTAATCATGGATTGGAAAGTGGTGATATTGTAAAATTCAATACATCACCAACTCAGTCAGAAAATATTAAACTTAGATTTGATCCTCTTATTGGTAAGATTACATCGGACAGAGTAAGCTTCTCTAGTACTAGTATTTCTGCAGATTATACTGCTATCGATATTGAAGATGAAACATTTAAGAGTGGAGATAAAGTAGTATTTTATGCGTCTGATGGTAATCTTATTGGTGGATTGGAAAATAACAATACATATTTTGTTCTCCGTGAAGATCCACAATTTATCAAACTTGTTCAGTATAAGTCGGATATTGTAGATTCAAATTCAATTGTATTTTCTTCTGTTGATATTGGTACATATGAAATTGCTAAGATAAATCCAGCGTTATCTTTTACGGAAGGTAATCAATTTATTTTTGATGTTTCTGATGTGTCTCTAAAAGACATGAGATTGGAATTTTATTCTGATGCCAATTATAGAAATAGTTTGGAAGTTCAAGGAACTGACCAGGGTGGATTTGCTATTACTAGAAATGGTATATCTGGAACCACGGATGCTACAATTATTATTGACAGTAAAAAAGATTATCCAACTAAGAGTTTTTACAATTTAGTTCCAGTGGTCCCTTCTGACCAAAGAAAACTAAGTGTTATTTCGGACAAAGATGTTATTGGTAATAATAGCGTCACTCTTAATGAAATAGTAGTTAATGGTGAGCAACGAATTACTGTTAGTGGTGATAAAGAATTTACATACAATCTTGATCGCAGACCATCAGAAACACAGACTTATGTTTCTAGACTTGGTGTTAGTACAATTTTCTATGAAACATCATCTACCTCTGCTGTCGGTCCAGTTTATTCTACAAAAACAAACTTTTCTGGTAGAGGATACAGAATTATTCCATCTACTAACGGATTTGTGAGTACTTCTGGTAAGAATGCAACGGTCAAAATTCTTTCCAGTGATATTGGTAAAATTGATACTCTAGAAAGAGTTAAGGATGGATTTGATTATCCAACAGATCCTACTTTGATTCCATTCCTAAGTGTACCAGCTGTAATTGACGTTGCAGGGGTTCAGAGAATTAATGAAATTGAGATTTTGGATGGAGGTAGAAATTATTCTCAACCACCCAACTTGATTATACGTGGTAATGATACGATTGATCTACAATCTAGAATTAATGGTGGAGCTGTAGACAAAGTATTCATTCTTCAAAATGCTTTTGAATTTGATGAACCTTTGAGCATTATCCCAACACAAAACTCTAATGGATTTGACATTGATCAAATTACTCATGTTGGAGATACTGTAACTATTGAATTACTTCTTGATGCTCAGTTCAATCAACCAGTCAGAACGGGATATGGAACTACTGATATTGAGTTTCCGTTTAAAGTTGGAGATTCTATTTTTATTGAAGGATGTAGATTAAAAGCCGATTCTTTTGCAGACGGCGAGATTAATTTCAACTCGGAAAACTTTGATTTTAAGTTCTTCACCGTTACTGGAGTCAATACTTCTAGTTTTACACTTTCGTATAGTGTTGCTGGAATTAATACAGGAACCTTGGGATCTTACGATGATGATTTTGGACTAGGTTATGTCGTTAATTCTAACGATATGGCAAAGTTTAGAATGAGTCTTATTAATGATGCCAAATTCTTATCTGAAGAAAAAATCACTTCTAAGAAATTTGAAGGATTTGTATCTCCAGGTGGTTGGGATCCTAGATTGAGTCAACTTAGACTCTCTGATACTTCTGGAATATTATCTGTTGGAGATGAGATCTATGGAGAACAGTCCACTATCATAGGTAGAGTTGAAGCTGTTAATAGATTTAATGTTAGAAGTACGTTGGGAGTTAGTAGAGATAAAGTCGCAAAAAATGATAATACCACTGGAATTCTTAACGAGTTTAGTCAAAGAATTTCTGATAACTTCTACTATCAAAAGTTTTCATATTCCATTAAAGGAAGAGTTCCATATGATACATGGAGGGAATCTGTAAGATCTATTGTTCATCCTTCTGGATTTAGAGAATTTTGTGATCTTGAGATTATTAGCCAACCAACCACCAATATGAAGGTTAAGTCGGCTACTAATTCTGTAAATCTCTTAGTTAATATTGATAGTGACATTTATCTACAAGAAAGACAGAACTTTGCTCTAGTCACTGAAGATGATATGGCTCCAGATGGAAGTATTCAAAGAATTTTCTTCCCAGAAGGTAGACCTATTAAGAGTTACATTCTGAATAAGACTAATAAAGTTCTATTGATGGATGATATCTCTTCTGGTTTCAATGGAGATCACGATAGAACTGGAACGTTAGTTGGTAATATTGGATTTAAACTGAGAGCTAATGGTCAACCATTATTTAAAGCAACTTTCGATGCATCCAATAGTTCAGTTGTTGATCTTGTGGATAACATCATTACTATTCCTAATCATAACTTCCAAACAGGTCAGGAATTGAATTATAGTCTAGAAGGTGGATCTCCAATTGGAATTGCTACTACATCTCACATTGCTGGTCTTAGAGACATTGTAATGAGTGTAGAAACAGCATTGGCTGGCAGTGGTGCAATGTTTGAAAATGGATATAACATAGAAATTCCAGAACATACTGTTACTGGTGTTGGTACTGTAGTAAATCCAATTGTTACATTTGTTGTATATGGATTTGGAAGTCCTGATGGTGGTCTTCCTGGCATTTCTACTAGAGGAACGGGGGCTAGATTCCAAGTTAAATTTACATATGACCAAAGTACAGGTCAACCACTTTCTACGAATATTACCCTGACTCAGGGTGGTAGTGGATACTATGTTGGTGATAATGTGAGTATTGCTGGTACTCATTTGGGTGGAACTACTCCTGCAAACGACCTAACATTCCCTGTATCACGCATCACTGGTACTCAAACAGGTGTTACTACTACTTACCTTAACGTACCATCCACAAGTGATTTAAGCGGTACTGGCGCACGTTTTGACGTTACTAGAGATTCAAATCTTGATGTTGAAAGTATTATTGTTGTTAGTGGTGGTAGTGGATATGTAAGTACGGAAACAATTTCTATTGCTGGAACTTATATTGGTGGTAGTGGTTCTAATGATGATCTTCTCTGTACACCAGTAGAGCTGGGTGGAACATCTATTCCAGAAAAAGTTTTTGTTCAGAAAATTGATGATGTTACATTTAAGATTAGTGGACTATCCACTGCATTGCCATTGAATTTTGTTGGATATGGAACTGGAACTCATAAGTTTAGCGTTGCTGACCCATCTACAAATGCATTAATCTTGATTGATAATATCATCCAAAGTCCTCTTAGAAACAAAAAACTTGAGATTGGTATTGGATCTCCAATTGGAATATATGATCAAAGTATTGTCGTTACTACTGGAATTACGTCTTTGGCACCAAATGATGTGATTAAGTTTGGTGATGAATTTATGAAGGTTAAACAAATTGGTGATGGAACATTTGTTCAAGGTAGAAGAGCAGAAATTGAAAATACTGTAGACAATAATTTCTTCTATGATGTCAATAGAGTGAACTCCACTATCACTAGGTTTAATGAGACTGTTGTAACCCATGATGATAGACCTCCGTATTAACTATAAATAACTGAAAAACTATTTGAGTAATGGCAAAGCAAGGCATTAATACTGGTACTGCCCCTAATGATGGCACTGGAGATACCCTGCTGGCAGGAACTCTAAAGATCAACAGTAATTTTGATGATCTTTACAATATCTTTGGAGACGGAACCAACCTTATTAGTTTCGTCTCTTACGCTAGTACTGCAGGGTATTCTACTAATGCAGGTATCGCATCCACATCTACATATGCTCAGACTGCAAGATATGTAACTGATGATATTGACATCAATACATCGGGTATCCTGACATCTTCATATGCTGACATTGGTAAGATTACCATTCAACAACCAGGAGCGATTACTGACGGTCCAATTGAGGTTGGTTTTGCAGCTACAATGTTCCGAATACGATCTGACGGTATGGTCGGCATCGGAACATCTATACCAACGTCTCAACTTGAAGTTGTATCTTTCTCCGATTCTAGACCAGCACTGTGGGCGATTGCAAAATCAAATGGTCCTTCCTTTAGAGCTTCAGACCAAGATATTACTCCAGATAAGACTTTTGTTGTTACAAAAGATTCCAATATAGGTATTGGTACAAATGTTCCAGCTCCTAACCAAAGACTTGATATTCGTGGGAATGTAATTGCTGAGGGAGTTGTCACTCTTGATGGAACAACTAATTTTAATAGTGATATCACAGAAACAGTAGTAAATGACTTTGGTGATAATATTACAGTTTCTGCGGCAGGAACTTTAACTGTTGATCTTTCTCAAGGAACTGTAGTTCTTGGTGGAATTAGTACTTCGGTTACGACCTGGGACTTCACTAATGTTACTGCATTAAATAGTAAGGCGACTACAGCAACTCTTGTTATCAATTCTGGTGTTGGATACACCTATGGTGATTCAGTTAATATTAATGGTGGACCTATTGCTGGTGGTATTAGGTGGGTTGGAGGAAACCCCCCACCTGCTTCCCCAGGTGAAGATATTTTAACATTTAGTATAATTAGAGATTCTTCTGGTTTAACAAGAGTTTATTGTAGTAGTTCCATTAATATTAGCTGATAAGATAAATGCCAAGAACCACACCTGGATCGGGAGCTATTCTAAGACCAGTATTCAACTCCTCTTACGGTGTAGAGAGGATTGAAGTAATTGCTGGTGGAAATGATTATACTAAAGCAGATCCTCCTAAAATTGTTATTGACGGAACTCAAATTCCTGTCGTAGAAGGTATTTTTTATCCAGTTATTACTGGGGTTGGTACGATTAGTGAAGTAGTCATTTTTAACACTGGTGCTGGATACTACCCAGTATTCTCAACAACTACTTCATCCCAAGTTGTTGTTGATAGAGGATCTTTTGGATCTATTTCTACTATTCATGGAACTGGTATATCTTCGGTATTTGTTGGTGACTATAATATTGTTGAAGATGATATCTTTTTTATCGATGCTCCTTATGGTAAAAGGGGTCCAGTAGGATTAGAAACGGGATCCACTTTCAATGGAAGATTATTCTCAAGAAAATTTGATGCATTTGAACCTCAAGATAAAAACTTAGTTCTTGATGATATCTCACTGGAATTTACTGGAATTGCTGGAACTAATTTTAGAGTAACAGAAAATCTGGGCATAGTATCTTCTTTGTTCAATAGTGTTAATACTGGAGTAGAGATTAATAATAATCCGTTTATTCTCATCAATAATGTTGTTCAGACTCCAAACTTAGATTTTACATTTAATAATGCTTCTGACAATCAATTAAATTTCTTAAGTGGTGTACCTAGAGCGGGAAGACTTGATAAGGTTGGAATTGATACTGGTTGTGGATATTATATTCCAGTAGAAGCTGCGGCAGTTGCTGGTGTAAATTCTTCTGGATCTGTTGATTATGTTCAACTTCGTGGTGGTGGACAAGGATATAGAAATCCTCCCAATGTTCGTATTAGGGCTACAAACGGTATTGGTGCATCTGCTACTGCAGTTCTTGGAACCAAAGTAGATACTCCTGTTGGAATTGCAACGGCGGTATTTGATATGTTTAGTGGTATTGGAACTTTTACCACTGCATCTCCGCATGATCTATATGATGGAGATAGAGTTGTAATTACTGGTGCTGGATTTACATTTACTCCACTATCTGCGGTAAGGAATATTAATGAGTTTGGATATGATTATATTACTGGTATTGCTACACTTAGTGTCTATGGTGGACATTATATTGGTACTGCATCCAATCAGTCCAGACATCTATTAATTAGGGGAATTCAGGTAACTGATGGTATTAGTACCTTTACTCTAAGAGAAGATTCATATCCGATTATTTCTATTGGGAATACTGAAGAAGCTAAGATTAACATTGGTATTGGAACTACGGGACTCCAGTATGTAAGCGCTGGTACAGTTCAAGCTGGTGTAGATACCAATATTCTTGAAGCAAGAAATGTAATCGGTTTTGATGTTATTGATACGCCGACCGATGATACTTTTGAGGTATTCTTAGGAATTACTACTTTCCCACATAACTATGTGACTGGTGGAGTCGTTCAGAGAGACCAGACGGGTATTGTAACAGCGATTAACCTTACCTCTGGTGGTACTGGGTACTTTCCTGCCGCAAGGGTCGTATACAGTGATAATACGCAGGAATCAGGAATCACAACATTTACTGCTCATGGTGAACAGATTGGAGTTACAACAAATGTTGGTACTGCTGAGTATGATCCTGTTGTTGGAATTTTGACTGTCAGATTTAGTGAGGATCATGGCCTTACTAATGATGATGCAGTAAAACTTGAAGGATTGGTATTTGATACTATTAATGGACCTGTTACTTTCCCTAGAGGATTGAAAAAGTATTTTGGATTTACAGTTCCAAATAATGTTGACATTAATATTGATGCCACAGAAGAAATGTATGATCTCACAAGAAATGTGGGAGTCCATACAGGACAAACTCTTACAGGAACTATTACCCGCTATAAGGGTCACGGATTGAAAACAGATGACTTTGTTGTTGTCAGTGGAGTTGGCCAAACTACAACTAGTTCCGTAGACTTAAGACTTTCTGATGTTGAATATGATAATGTTAGTGGAGTAGCAACTATTACTACGAGAAGAAATCATAATTTCACAAAAAATGATTTTGTAATTGTTAGTGGAATTGCATTTACTTGTGATTATTCACCACAGATTGGTATCACTACTGCTGAGTATGATAATATCAGTGGTATCATGACAATTACCACTGCTTCTCCACACGGATATACTGAAGGTGGTAAAGCAGGAAGTGTTGTTCTCAGTGGACTTGGATTTACTTGTGACATCGATAATGGTGCTTCCATTCACTATTATCCAAGACATAGAGATGAATCATATCAAAAGTCTATTTCTATTGCTTCGACAACAAACACAACAATTACTTTAGATGTAGGTAAGTCCCCAAGAAATGAGTCATATCCACATACATTTGCATCTGCAACAACAGGATCTGTAGTTTCTGGTGGTGACTATGAACATAGTTTTGTTGGATCTGCTTCCAGTGCCATTATTCTTGGTGGTGACTATGATTATAACTTTGTTAGCGCAACATCTGAATCTATTGTTGTTGGCGGTGACTATGATCATACTTTTGTAAGTTCTGGATCTACTGCACTCTGGAGAGGCGGTGGATATCCACATACCTTTGTTAGTGCGGGAGCTACTGCTGTCATCACTGGTGGAGATTATACATACACGTTTGTTCCTGATAATAATAATGGTGGTGCTATTGCAAAATACACTTGGGCAGGACCATTCCTAACTCCAATTGCAGTGGGGTATATTCCATCTACGGGAGTATTGACACTTCAATTTAACCAACCACATTTCCTAACTACAAATGATACGGTTGGTATTGCAACAGGATCGTTGACATTCACATGCGATATGGATGGCAATGCAACTGAACATCTCTATCCTAGACGTAGAGATCCTGTTCATAATAGATCAGATATTCCAGTTGCTAGTGTTGTTAATGCAACTACGATTACGGTAAATGTTGGAGCTACTCCTATTGTTTATCAACAACCAACTAATGCGGTATATGATCCAGATATTGGTGAAATAATAATTACTGTTCCAAATCATGGACATGTTAAGGGCGAAACTATTAAGTTGACTGATAATTCGTTTACATTTACTTGTGAATTGGATGATAATCAGACTCAACACACTTATCCAAGACCTACTGACCCAGCTGGTGGTGGATATGCTTCTACTACTAATACTGTTGCAATTACAACCCATACTGATGATACATTTACTATTCCTGTTGGGGCTTCCCCATTGCAGTATTTTCCAGCTACAGGAGCACAATATAATGCAACTTCTGGTATTCTGACAGTCACTGCACCAAGTCATGGATATGTTAATGGTGATTTTGCCAGATTTACCGATAACTCTTTAGTATTTACTTGTAGTTTAGACGGGAATGCAACGGAACACCCTTACCCAAGACCCACAGACCCAGCATCTGGAATTGCACTTACAATTAGTAATGTAACGACAAATACGTATGAGGTTAACGTTGGGACATCTACCAACTCATATATTCAAGTTACTAGTGCAAGTTATAACCCCAAGACTGGTATTATGTTGGTTGGGACGGGTAATACTGCTCATGGATTAACAACTACGACTGGTAATCTATTGATCCAAGATGGATCAATGACATTTACTTGTGATTTGGATAATAACCAAACTCAACACAGTTATCCAAGATCAACTGACCCTGCATCTGGGGCAGGTCTCGCTATTGTGGGATATTCTACAAATACATTTGATGTTAATGTTGGAGTGTCAACGCATATCTTCAAATCAGCTACTGACGCAAAATATACTGCTTCTACAGGAATTCTTACGGTAACTTGTCCAAATCATGGACTCCGAGTTAATAGATCTTTCAAATTTACTGACAATACTCTTAGTTTCACTTGTGGAATGGATGACCATTCTACGGTTCACACATATCCAAGGTCAACTGATCCATATTCCGATACTAGAGTTGTTGTTACTGCTAGAACTGACGATACGTTTACGGTAAATGTTGGTCCAACTACAAGTTATTTCTGGGATGTTAGTGACGCTAACTATGTTCCAGATACTGGGATCATCGAGTTGACTGTTGGTGCAGGACATACGTTATTTGCTGGCAAACCTGTACGAATTCAACCAGAGTCTTTGATCTTCACATGCACCAAAGATGGTAACTCTACAGAACACAGATATCCTCAAAAAGGCGATCCATATTGGATCTCTGCAGGTATTGCATCTGTATTGAACACTACAAACGTTAGAATCAATGTTGGTCCCTCTACAACACCATCATATTATGTTGGTGGTGGAACTATTCAAGGATCCATTGTTGCTCCTAGAGAACAAAATAACTCTGATAGTGGAATGGATTTCTCATTCTCTGGTGCCTTTGTAGAAAAGGTTGGTGGAGCAACTACGTTTAGTGTTCAAGTTGGTCCTTCTACGACACCACACAACTATAATAGAGGTGGTACGGTCACTAGAGCACAAAGATTTGCAGATTCTTTGGATGATGCATATGATGGATTATATGTTGGTGAAAAACTAACGGGAGCAACTTTCCGTTCTAATAGTGGAATTGTAACTGAGAAAAATTACTACGCAACTCCAGGAAGAGTTCATAAACCAGTTCGTGTTGAAATTACTCCACCAGATCCGTATTTTAATAGGGATTTGATATATGCTGAAGGATCTACTGGTATTGGAACTAATGCTGTAGTTGAATTTAGAATTAATGCTGATGGAGAAATACAAGAATATCAAATTACTGAAGAAGGAGTTGCATTTAAAGTAGATGACATCCTAACCGTTAGTGGAATTTCTACAGACCCAAGGGTTGGAGTGCATACAGAATTTACTCTTAAAGTTCTTGAGTTGACCAATGATAAGTTCTCTGGATTCTATCCTGGACAATTTATTCTTTTCGATGATATTAGTCAGTTCTTCAATGGACTTAGAAGTAAATTTACCTTATCTGTAACTACTGGCGGACAAACAGAAATTCTAAGTTTGAAGACACTTCCTGGAAGTGATATGGATATTAGTAATAATATATTCATTTACATTAACGATATTCTACAAGTTCCTGGAGAATCTTATATTTTCAAAGGAAGTAGAATTATTTTCAGTGAATCTCCTAAGTCTGGATCCAAGTGTTCTGTATTCTACTTCCGAGGATCTAAGAGAGATGTGGAAACAATTAATCCACCTCTGACTGTTAAAGCAGGTGATACTGTAACTATTAAAGAGAATAAAATAAATCTATTTGATCTAGATCAATTCCCAAGACAAGGTAAGAGAATCGTTGCTTCTGATATTCTTGAAACATTTGCATATAAGAGCGTCGGTATTGATACTGCTCCAACTGCAGAAAGACCATTGACATGGAAGAAACAAAGAAGAGATAAGATTCTCTCAGGAACCTTAATTTCTAAGGCTAGACCAAGTTTGAAGTCTAGAACTACACCAACTACTAGAATTATCAGAGATGTGGGTGAAAGTGATAGGGAAATATATGTAGAAAATGCGTTCCCAATCTTCTCGGATATTGATTTGGTAACTCAGTCTGAAAGAAATATCTTGATAATGGATGACCGAGAGATTAGGACAGCAATTAGTACATCTAAAGTTGCTACTTCTTCTAGTGTTTCTAGTATTTCTATTTCCGATAGTGGAGTTGGATATGCTCTCACGTCACCAGGCGTAACTATTTCTTCTTCTTTAATTAAGAGAAAGGATCCAATTTCTGATTGGAGTTTTGATGATATTATCACTGGATTTGGACCAGGATTGTATGATTGGAAAGAATTGGCTTATGGTGATCAAGTAATTGCTGTTGGAACAAGTAGTAAATACATCAATACAAAGAGTGGAACTTTCTGGGAAAGGGGAACCGTTGGATTTGGTGGAACGATTACGATGAATACCGTCGCACTCGGCAAATCAACTTCATCTCCAATAAACTATGTAAGAGCCTCTGGAGAATACTCCAAGGTTGTTAAGGGAGTCTCTGTTGGTAATACTTTCACGGATTGGCAAGAAGTTCAATTGATTGAACAACGACAAATTCCTGCAATTCAGTCCACGTTGGATTTTGCATCAGAATACGAGGGAACTTTCAATAAAATTATCTTTGAACCAACCAGAGATGCTTGGGTTACTGTGGGAACTGGTGGATCTATTTTTACTGGAGTTGGTATTGGAACTACAACGATGTATAGTCGTTTTTCTAGAACTCTAGAAGATCTAAATTCAATCGCATATGGAATGGGTGAATTTATTGTTGCGGGAAATGGTGGAATTCTCCTTTCCTCAAATGAAGGTTTAGTTTGGACTCCATTATCCAGTAATACTCCAAAAAATATTACGGATATTGTATTTGATGGGGATAAATTTGTCTTTGTTGGTGACGGTGGACTTATTGGCATTTCATCTGACAAAAACTTCTGGATGATTTACAGTGATCCAAATGCTACAAATCCAGCTACATTTGACTTTGATAGAATTAGGTATCAAGATGGATTCTATGTTGGAATTGATACTTCTGGAAATTTACATTATTCATTCGATTTGGCTAATTGGACTCTCCGAGAGATTGACCACTCCAATATACTTTCAGATTTAATTAAAACTGATTATGGTATCAATGGAAGAACTGTTGCGGTTGGATCTGGATCAACTGCTTTCTATGCAGATCCAATTATCAATAGAGCTACTGCAAGATCTTCAGTTACCAATGGTATTGTTACTAGTGTCACTATCGAAAATGGTGGATTTGGATATGAAGTGGGATCAAACCCACCAGTGATTATTGAAACAGATCGTACAGTAAATGAAAAAATTCTCTCTATCGATGCCGTTGGTGACTTTGGTGTTATTGTTGGTGTAAACACCAATCGACCTGGAATTGGATTTAGCACTCCACCTACTATAGATTTTGTACTTAAATCTGATTTTTATGATAATAATAACCTTGGATATGGGTATTCTTCATTGAATACATTGGGCGTAAGTTATTCGGAACTATCTGCGGGTGATTATTTTATCATCTATGATAGTCCATTGGTAGTTGGTCATGCATTAACTGGCATCACTACTTCTATTGGAGGATATTTAAACTTCCCACTTAACAAGATAGCAGAAATTCCCGCAGGAGAACATCTACAGGGAAGATTCTTTGTTGAAAAAGTAACGCCTGTCGATGTTGTATCTGGACTAGTTACAGTAACATGTGCTTTCCAACCAAAACCATTTTCGTCTATTGACATTGAGGTCGGTCTTGATCCAAATGGACCATATTTCTTAGACAATGAATTTGACTATAAACCATATTATGGTAAATATACTTGGGGCAGAATTACCAACTATCAAAATAGAGCTGGTGGAAGTCCCAAACAATTCTTTGTTAATTCAGACAATGGATCGACTGGATTATCAACTGCTGCTGTGGTTACTAGAATTCAACCTTTATCTTAACCACTAAATACTAAAAGAAAAAACGTCTAGTTTTCATCAAAATGCCTGCCATTATATCGGAACAGTTTAGAATTCTAAACGCCGAAACCTTTGTAAAGAGTTTCGTTGGCGTTGGGTCTACCGTAAACAAATATTATGCATTCATTGGGTTACCCAATGCTTTTGAGGAAGAGGCTGGTGGAACAAGTGACTGGTCTACTAATACTCCCGCTCCATTAGATGGGTTCCTTGAAGAACATCAAATCAAGGAATCTATTATTGCAATGAAGAAAATTACGGACAAAGATGTTCGTAGATTGGTCCGTAAAGTCGAATGGATTGCTGGTACAACTTATGAAATGTATCGACATGACTATACAATTTACAATACAACCCCAATTACAAAACAGGGTAATTTGTATGAATCGAATTACTATGTTGTTAATGAAGACCTGAAGGTCTACATTTGCCTTCAAAATGGATCTGATCCAGAAAACCCAAGTGGTAGACCATCATATGATCAACCAACTTTTATTGATTTGGAATCAAGAGCCGCAGGTACTTCTGGTGACGGTTATGTTTGGAAATATTTGTATACTATAAAACCATCTGAAATTGTAAAGTTTGATAGTATTGAATATATCCCAGTTCCCGAGGACTGGGGGCTGCGAGGTGAATCTGTAGCAACCAGAAATAATTCTATTGATGGAAAAATTGAAGTTGTAGTTATTGACACTAGAGGATCTAATTACCAACCAATTTCCACATCATTCTCCAATGTTGATATTTTGGGTGATGGTATTGGTGGTAAGGCAACCGTAACCATTGACTCCTTTGGTAAAGTATCTGAGGTATTCGTTACTGATGGTGGATCTGGATATACTCATGGATCTATTCAATTCTTCCCAGGAGCTCCTGGAAGTCAAGAAGGTGGACCACTAGAAAACCTTACTAATACTGGTATTGGTACTACTTCTATTAGTAACTTTAGTGTAATTATTCCACCAAAAGGTGGACATGGATATGATGTCTACAGAGAATTGGGTGCATATAGAGCTCTTCTATATTCTAGATTCGAGACTATTGAAACCAACCCAGATATTATTGAGGGTAATGATTTTGCTAGAGTTGGAGTTATCAAAAATCCAACAATCTTTGGTAGTAACACTGAACTTTTGGAGACCTCTCAGGTTAGTGGACTGAAAGGGATTAAGATGGGTGGTATCACTACAGCGACAACATATGCTGTAGACTCCGAAATTACCCAGACAGTTGGTGTTGGATCCACTGCTATTGGATATGTCGCATCTTGGGATAACATTAGTGGAGTTCTTAAATATTACCAACCAATGGGTCTTGCTTCTAGTGAAACTGGATATAAGATTATTCCATTTACGGCAAGTCCTGATGCGGGATTTGGGTTGACAATTGCTGGGGAAACTGTCACTGGACCATTACTATCAGTAAATACTGATTTTAACGGTGTAAGTACCTCAATAAATAATAAGACATACCAACTTGGTCTTAACTTTGTTGCTGGTATTGCGTCTGCTGAATACAACACTAAGTCTGGCGAAATTATCTATATTGATAATAGAGCCCCTATTCCTAGATCTGCAAGTCAGAAAGAAGACATCAAGATTGTTCTGGAGTTCTAAAGAAAAATGCCACAGAATACCAACTTAAATTCATCTCCATATTTTGATGATTTCAGTGCGTCTAATAATTATCAGAGGGTTCTGTTTAAGCCTGGACTCCCAATTCAGTCCAGAGAATTAACTACTCTACAGTCAATTCTGCAGAACCAAATTGAAAAGTTTGGTAAGCATATGTTTAAAGAGGGATCTGTAGTTATCCCTGGACAAATTGCATATGACGATGAGTTTACCTCCGTCCAGATTGATGAGTCTCATTTAGGACTTCCAGTTTCTTTGTATTTGAATTCCCTAAAAGGAAAGAGAATCAAGGGAGAAACTAGTGGTGTTAAAGCAAAGATTGAAGATTATATTACGAATTCCGAGTCCGAAAAAAGCAATTATACGTTATACATTAAATATGAAGGTGCTAGTGAAAACGATTTCTCTGGTACAACTTTCACCGATGGTGAAAATTTAATCGCTCAAGAAGATATTGACTACACCCTTTCTAGTATTAGAACGGGAACTAGTTTTGCTACCGCAATTATTTCTAATTCTACTGCCGTAGGATCTGCTGCAAAACTTGCCAATGGTGTATATTTTATTCGTGGATTTTTTGTAGATGTACCAGATTCTACAGTAATTCTAGATCAATATGATGATGCACCAAGTTATAGAGTTGGTCTAGACATTTCCGAAGAACTTGTAACTGCTTCGGATGAATATAACGATTTGTATGACAATGCTAGGGGATTTTCAAACTTTGCAGCTCCTGGTGCAGATCGACTAAAAATTTCAACAAAGCTTATTAAGAAGTCTTTGAATGATTTCAATGATGAAAATTTCATTGAATTGCTTAGGATTGAAGATGGGGATATTCGGAAGTTCAGTAATACCACTACATATGATTTAATTACTGATGAGTTAGCGAGAAGAACATATGATGAGTCTGGAGATTACTATATTACTCCATTTGGTATTAATGTTAAGGAAACACTTAATGATAGGATTGGTAATGATGGAGCATATTACTCCAATCAAACTACCCAACAAGGAAATATTCCCAATAAGGATATAGTATCTCTTTCAATTGGACCTGGAAAAGCATATGTTCGTGGATATGAAGTAGAGACTCTGAATACGAGTACACTAGATATTCCTAAGCCAAGAACAACAGCAAATGTTACCAATGAAGCTTTGCCTTTTAGTGTAGGCAGAACTATTGAAGTCAATAACGTTTATGGATCTCCTGCAGTTGGTCTTGGAACAGAAGGACTTTTAAATCTCCATGGATCTAGAACTGCAACCCCAGGATCCACTAGTGGACTTCATGTTGGTGTTGCAAGACTCTATGATTTTAGATTGAGAGATGCTGCATATGCAAATGAAGGTACTACTTTTAGAGCATCGTTGTATGATATTCAAACTTTTACATATTTGCAATTAAATGCCGAGTCATCTATTAATGTTCCTGCATTCATTGAGGGACAGAATAGTAGTGCATCTGGATATGTATTTTCGGCTTCATCGAAGAGTAAGCAACTGGTTTTGTATCAGGTTAATGGAGAGTTCCAAAATAATGAAGAAATTCTTCTAAATGGACAACGAATTAATAGAAGTATTACTGAGTTTGATGATTACGGTATTCAAGATGTCTATCAAATCGCATCTGCTGATGGAGTAGCATTTACTGCTGATACTAAGCTGACCAATAAAATTAGGTTTGCAGAACCTGGAAGTGAATATACAATTAGTGTTGAAAGTGCGGGTGTATCTACAATTACTTCTCCTAATGCCAATTTTGGTGCAGTAAGTGGTATTTCTACTGGTGATGTGATCGCATATAGTAAAGCAGCTACTGCAACACCGTCATATGCTGTCGTAAAGCAGATTGGTACTAATGCAAGAAGCATAATTGTTGAAGCAACTACTACCGTAACCAATGTAAACGTAGGTACTCTTCCAACTAGTGAGATTACTGCAAGTGACGTGAATAAAGTCACTTTGGAAATTCTTAATAGTGGAAGTAATACTTTATATGCAGAACTTACTGAACCAAACGTTTCTTCTGTAAATCTCAACGACGCTGAGATTGTTTTCAAGAAAACATACTATATTGCAGTTTCTTCTGGTGCATATAGTGCAACATTGGAATCCGATTCAAGTCTAACTTTGGAACCTTATGATGCCGAAGATTATAACGTATCCTTCGATTCTACTGGAACAACTGAGTCTCTTTCTGATCAAAAATTGACAGTTTCTGGTAGGACCGTCACTCTTTCTCAGATGAGTGAAGATGGTGCCGCTACTCTTACCGTAACGTGGAAGAAGAAAAATCCTAAAGCTAAAAACAAAGTATTCAGCAGAGCTAATACTATTCAAATTTCCAATTCAGCTACAAATACTTCTGGAATCGGAAATTCCAGTGGAAATGATGGGTTAACATTCTCTGAGGTTTATGGAACTAGAGTCCAAGATAAGAGAATTTCTCTAGGAATTTGTGATGTAGCACGAGTTGCTGCTGTTTTTGAATCTTCTTCAAATAGTAGTCCACAACTTCCAAAAATTATCCTAACGGATTTGAATGCATCTATCACCAATGCACTTAAAGGTGAATCCATAGTTGGAGAAACCTCTGGGGCATCTGCAATTTTTGTAGAAACTAATGGAACGAATGAAGCATCATTTATCTACGAAAACGAAAGTGTATTCCAAAGTGGGGAAACTGTAGTTTTCCAAGATTCCAATATTACTGCTAACGTACAATCTTTTCTTTCTGGAGACAGAGATATTAAGAATAACTTTGAATTTGATCCTGGTCAAAATGAAGATTATATAGATTTCTCTTCTCTTATTAGAAAAAATTCTGCAAATGCTCCAACTAAGAGATTAACTATTGTCTACGATAGTTTTGTTATTGAAAATTCTGATCCTGGAGATCTAGTTTCAGTCGATTCTTACGATGCTACTCTTTATGGTAATACTCTTCCATATATTGGTGAAATTCCAGTCTCTGATATTATCGATCTGAGACCTAGAGCTGTTTCTGTAGCTTCTACTTTATCTCCCTTTGAATATAAGTCTAGAGAATTCAATCCACTAACATCATCGACTACTCACGTATTTTCTAGTAATAAAAACATTAACTTAAGTTATGATTATTATTTGGGTAGAATTGATAAAATTTTCTTAACAAAAGATGGAGTTTTTAACAGAGCAGAAGGAGTTCCTTCATATGATCCACAAGTACCAAATAGTGTAGATAATGCTCTAGAGATTGCTACCCTTGAGATGCCTCCATATCTCTATAGTGTTGATGATATTGAGGTTCAAGTTGCTACCCACAAGCGATATCAAATGAGAGATATTGCTAATATTGATACTAGACTTACTAATGTAGAGTACTATACAAGTCTTTCTCTCCTAGAGACGGAAACTTCTAGTTTGACTATTAAAGATCCAACTACAAATCTTGATAAGTTTAAATCTGGATTCTTTGTTGATAACTTTAGATCCAAACTAGGTGGAGGAGCCGTTTCCGATAGTCAGTATAGATGTAGTATTGACACCGCAGAAGGAGAGGCAAGACCCGAACACTATACGACATCAATAGATCTTTTGTTGGGATCTGAAGCTATTATTGGTGCTAGTGCTGCAGGTTCGGCAACTCCAGATGCAGACTATAGATTTGTATCAGATCTTGGGGATGCAAATGTTGTCAAGAAAGGTGATGTTGTAACTCTCAAATATACTGAGAGAGAGTGGCTTAAGAATAAGTTTGCTACTAGAAGTGAAAATGTAAACCCATTCCATGTTGTAAATTGGATTGGAGTTTTGGAATTGAATCCAGCAACAGATACTTGGATTGATACTAGAAAAATTCCTAGTATGACCGTAGATATGGAAGGCAGCTACAATGCCATCCAAGGAATGGTTGGTGGGACGGATAGTAATACTGGATTATCTCCCATTCAGTGGGGTTCGTGGGAAACGACCTGGACTGGTAAAACTAGGACCAAAGGTCCTGTTATTCTGAAGAAGAAAAATAGAGTCAAAGGCTCTATGAGGAAGAAGAGAAGAAGAGGAAAGTTTGTACGTGGTAGAGGTATTCCCGTTACTACTACTAAAAGGTGGAAACAGAAGATTACTAAGATTAGAGAAATAACCACTGTTAAAACTGGAACCAAATCTAGATCTGGTATACAATATAAAGTTGAAGAGTCATTTGACTCGAAGAGTTTAGGAAGTAGGGTCGTTTCCAGCGATGTTGCTGCTGTAATGAGATCTAGAAACATTGAATTTGTTTGTAAGAGACTCAAGCCCAATACAAGACTCTATGCATTCTTCGATAATATCGATATGAATGCCTTCATTGTTCCGAAACTTATTGAAATTGAAATGGTAAGTGGAACCTTCGGTGTTGGTGAAACTGTTGTTGGAAATGGAACTAACTCTACAAACAAGAGTATTAGGTTTAGATTGGCTCAACAAAATCATAAGTATGGTCCGTATAATTCTCCTACTCAGACGTATGCCAGCAATCCATATAATGTTGCGAATAGTATCTCTGGATCATATTCCTCAACTACAGGGTTACTTAATGTAGACACTGCGTCTCTTGAACTTCAATCTGCATCTGGATTCTTTGGATGTCTCGATAAGAATATGACCTTGGTTGGTCAGTCTAGTGGAGCTATTGCAAAAGTTAAAGATATTAGAATTGTTACTGATAGAGCTGGTGTTGTAATCGGATCTTTGTTTATCCCTGATCCAACTGTAGCATCTTCACAAGTATTCAATACTGGTAGTAAGACTTTTACACTGACTTCTAGTTCGAGTAACCAGACTATTTCTGGATTTACTGATAGTTCTGCTGAAACGACATTTATGTCTACAGGAACAATCAATAACACTCAAGAAACAACTCTACGAATTCGTAATGCTAATGTTGAAAGAGTTCCCTCAACACAATCTAAAAACATAACCAGAAGTAGAACTAGATTAAAAGCAACAGTTAAATTTAAAAATAGAAAGAAAAAACAAACAAGATGGGTTGATCCACTTGCACAGTCATTTGAAGTTCCAGATGAGAACGGAGTTTTCCTCACTAGTTGTGAAATTTACTTCAGAACAAAGGATGCTTCTGAATTGCCCGTAACATTGCAAGTCAGAGATCTGGAACTAGGTTTACCTACGCAATCAATTTTGCCTTTTGGTGAGGTTGTTCTTGATCCATCTGAAGTTGTTACTTCAAACGATGGCAGTAAAGCAACAACATTTACCTTCGATTCTCCTGTATATTGCCAAGGAGGAAATGCATATGCTTTGGTTCTTCTTTCTGCTTCCAATGAATACACAGTATTCATCTCTAGAATGGGTGAAGAGGATATTTCTACTATAAACAGCGCGGACTCTGAGAAGATTATTGTTTCCCAACAACCACTTCTTGGTTCACTATTTAAATCCCAGAATGGTGCTACATGGGATCCAAGTCAGTTTGAGGATCTGAAGTTCAATCTTTATCAGGCTCAATTTAGTTCCACAAGTGGAACTGTTAAATTCTATAATCCTGATCTAGACATTGGCAACAAACAAATTGTTACACTGAGTAATAATCCTCTTAATATGTTATCCAATAATACCGTTATTGGTCTTGGTAAGAGTTTGACTTCTAATGAAGTTGCTGGTCTTGTTGCGGGTACAACCATTGGACAAGAAAATAATGCAAACTTCTCTGCAAAACTTATCAAGGTTCTTGGTGCTGTTGGTATTGGAAGTGTTCTCGATCTAACGAGTGCAGGAAGTGGATTTGCAAATGGAACTCCAACGTATACTGATGTTCCTCTAGTTAGTTTGACTGGAAATGGATCTGGTGCAAAAGCAACAATTGTCGTTGGATCTAATATAGTAAGTTCTGCTACTGTTTCTGCTGGAGGCACTGGATATTCTATTGGTGATGTATTGACTGTAAATCCAACCAATACTGGTGGATTTGGTTCCAATTTACGACTCTCTATTAAAAATGAAGTGGGTATTATTAGTGCCTTCAATACACTAGTTGTTGATAGAGTTCAAGGCGTTCCAAATGTAGATGCGTCCTCTGCGGTTGTTTTTACAACAGGTGCTGGATCGACATCAATTATTTCCGCAACTTCTATTCAATATGTTGATAGTATCAGTGATGGACTGACATTTATGGTCAAACATAGTAACCATGGAATGTATAGTCCATTGGATATGGTTGTACTTTCAAATATTGAAACTGATGTAAAACCAGAGAAACTCACTGCCAAATATAATTCTTCTTCGACTGATAATCTTTCAGTAACCAATGTTGGAGTTTATACTAGTTTTGAGAATGTTCCTGTCGATTCAAATAATCCTGGATATTTGAAATTGGGTGATGAAATTATCAAGTATACTGGGGTCACCACAACCTCCAGTGCAATTACTGGTATCACTAGAGCTGTTGATGATACTACTTCTGGAAATTATTCTGTAGATGATCTACTTTTCAAGTATGAACTTAATGGTATTTCATTGAGAAGAATCAATACTTCGCATAATCTTGGTGAAGTAAACATCACTAAGTATCCAATTGACGTTGATTCTTATTGGTTGAAGGTTGGTATTTCCAGTAGAGGTGTTGATAGAAGTCCTGGAAATGCTACTGGATTACCAGAATTATATTGGAATGAAACCAAGTCTGCTGGATCTTATATTGCGGAAGGCACTAATACTGGTTCAGGTAATGTTCCAAGAGCTACCCAAAATATTCCTTTCAATATAGTGAGACCAAACTTCACTATCTTACAACCAGATGGAACCACTGTTTCCGCATCCTGTAGGACATTTAGTGGAGATAGTCCAGATGGAAACATGGGGGCATTCATTGATCAGGGATTTGAACCCATCTCCTTGGAAGGCGATAACGAATTTACTTCACCAAGAATTGTTGCATCTAAAGTAAATGAATTGACTAGATTGGAGAATTTCCCTGGAAGAAAATCATTTGCAATAGAAGTTACTCTTAACACTGAAGATGAATTTGTTTCTCCGCAAATTGATTTGGACCGAGTAGGTGCTGTCTTCATTATGAATAGACTCAACAATAAAGTTGATGACTATGCAACTGATAAACGAGTGAATTCTCTTGATAATGATCCAAATGCTGCCATTTACTTAACTCAGGTTATTAATCTTGATAAGGCTGCAGATGGATTGAAAGTTATGTTTGATGCATATAGACATCATACAAATGACATTAGAGTTCTTTACAGGGCATTCCGTGTTGATGCACCTTCGGGAGATCAACTATTCCAGTTGTTCCCTGGATATAAAAATCTAGATCTTGCTGGTGGAATTATCGATCCTACCAAAAATGATGGGTTACCCGACAAGTTCGTTCCCCCATCTGATGGATATGATGATATTAATCCATATGAATTCAATGTCTCAAACATTCCACAGTTCAATGCATTCCAAATTAAAGTTTGTATGTCTGGAAGTAACTATGCTTACGTTCCAAGATTGAGAGACTTCAGAGTTATTGCTACAATTTAATGGATAAAATAAAAGTTGAAAATAGTCACTCTCTATATCGAGACAACGAGACTGGAGCAGTGGTAAATTGCAATGATGGTGCATATGAGTCGTATATCAAACAAAAAAGAATTGCGGCTCAAAAATCATTAGAAATAGATGAATTAAAAAATGATGTCAGTGAACTTAAGGTCATGATGAAACTTCTTCTGGAAAAATTGGATAAATAACTAAAATCTTCCTTTTTGTGTAATGGCAGCTAGAAATGTCAATTTAGTCATTGAACAAAACGTTGATTTTGAAGCAACCTTTACTATTAAGAATGCGAATAATTCGCCATTAAATTTGACTGGGTACTCTGCTCTAGCGAAGATTAGAAAACACCCAGATGCGACAAAATACACGAATTTTGTTATCTCTTTCCCAAATAGAATCAATGGTGTCGTAAAAGTAGCCCTTGCGGTAACTTCTACTGGAACTTTGGAGGGAGGAAGATATGTATATGATCTGGTACTTGTTTCTCCAAACAATTATAAGACTCGACCTATAGCAGGAAATGTTTTAGTGTTACCTGGAGTATCATGACTGATTACTTAGTAAATTTAAATAGTCCTGGATCATATTCAGTTGGAGTTGACTACGAAATTCCATCGAAGTCAACCCAGAACACCAACCTCATCATTGATGACATTAATGGTCAATTTAATGGTATTGGTGTTACTTTTTCATTAAATAGTGGTGGCGATACATATAGTCCATTAAATGACCAACAACTGATTGTTTGTAAAAATAATCTGGTCATGGAACCAGGAGAAGATTTCACCATTGCTGGTGATCAACTTATTTTCTCAGTTGCACCAGTTGTTGGTGATGACGTATTCATCATTGCTCTTGCAACTACTGCGGATCTGACAAGATCAGTTAATTTTGTTATTGATAGTGGATCTCAGGATATCTCCCCAGGAAGTAAAGGCAAAGTTACTGTCGATGTTTCTGGAACAATAGAATCGATCAAAGTGTTGAGTGATCAAACAGGAGATATTGTTTTAGAGGTATCAAAATCTAACTTCCAAGATTTTCCTACATTTACAACAATTACTGATAATCAACGAGTTCAACTACAAACCCAAAATAAGTATGTTGATGATGTACTAAATAACTGGGATAAGGCGATCGTTGCTGGCGATATACTAGATTTTTCAGTAGTCAGCTCAACAAACATGCGAAGGTTGTTGATCTCTTTAAAATTAAAATTATAAATAAGTATAGTTCTTAAAGTCTAACCCTTACGAGGAGTTGTTTTCGATGGCATTACTAGTCCCCAATATTGGTGAAATTGAGTCTCTCCGTTATCTGATTGCTCAGAATAACTTTGTTGCAGACTTGGAGGATACCTCACCAAGAAATCTCGTTCTTAAACTATTTACGAGTAACACCACCCCTGCTGAGGGTGATGTACCTTCCCAGACTGCATATTTTGAACCATATATTGATGGAAACGTCAATGGTTACGGAACTACTGCAAATACTGGTTACCCCCTTTGCGTCGATAATAGAATCGACCAAGACTACACCGCACAGTACGGTGTTCTTCTAAACGGATCTCGCTGGGTTATTAAGAACGTTGGTAGTGGTACAACCGCAACCTATCCCGAACAGACTTTCACCTTTACTGGACCTGCTGGTAATATCTACGGTTATTACGTAACTAGAGCAAACAACATGCCTGTATCCGTACAGGGTGTTAACCATGCAGCTAGTGTGGGTATCGGAACAACCGTCACCAAGGGTAACAACACTGATCCATGTATTGGAGTTGTTGGTAATAGATTCTTCACTGTTGACCCACAGGTCTCTATCAACGATCTAACTCTTGGACAGTATGTCGCTGGTAACGCGGGTGTTCAGACTGGAACGCGAATTATTGGTCTCGATCGAGCCTTGCAAGTTGTCTATCTAGACAAACCACTGATTGATAACATTCAGGTTGCAACTGACCCATCGGTTACCTTTAGTTTCGGTAAGATTGCTATTGTCAACCACGGTCTTCAAAGAGGAGATATCCTTTACGTTGCTGCTGGTGCAGGTAATACAACTCTTGAATCTAATGTTTATACCGTCTTTGACGTACAAAACGCTGACGAGTTTGTAACCACACCGTCCCTAACCGCAACATCCAACGGTGTTCTTGGACTGAATACTGCGACCCTGTACTCCAGCATCATGTACGCTGAGAGATTCACGAATGGTCCATACAACATTCAGAACAACGGTGACCAAATTAAAATCACCCTGAACGTCGCACTTGACTGATTCATATATAAAATAGAATATTTGTCATGGTGGGGATTGCTTTATTATCAAGGCAATCCCCTTTTTCATCAAATGATAAGAATTAAACTATGGCCGTTTATGTCTACGATACCAATAAGGTAGATATATTCGTTTCGGAAGATAAGGGTTCGGTAACCACTTCTGCAACGAGTACGGCTGACTATGGAAACATTTCAGACACTGCTGACGATGATCGCGGTGCAGATAATTTCAATCCTTGGTATTTCGGATTAATTACAGACCTAGCGGATGTCTTGCCATTTGGTAAGTTTGATGTTGGTGGAAACGCATTACCACTAATTTCTCCAGCTATTCCTGGTTCTGGACTATTCCGCATAGAAGATATTGCAGAAGTATCGTATGTAACCCCCTGGAGAGGGTCTGGGACCCTCTTCGAGATCGGTGGAGGTCTGGAAAGACTTGTCATCCCAGACTTGGGTGCCGCAGGACCATCTCCGTCCATATATGGACAAGCAAAAGAATCGAATACATTTGTTGCAGTCGGATCTGGTATACTCGCTCAACTTTCTGATAAAGGAGAGACAGCCAAATTTAACCGATATCCTTGGGACGCTACAGGTACTCTTACCCTCAGTGGATATAACGGTACATTATTTCCAGACGACTTTATCGCTGTCATTAAAAATGTCGCGAAAGTCAAAGGCGTTGCGCCGACTCGTGTCATTTATGACTATAGTCTGGATCCAGACACCAAATTTGATGCCGAAAACTACGGATTCGTATTCAATACATCAGGTGGTAAGTTCTCCGATGCGGAAGATCTAACCTTCGATAGAATCATCACTAAGAACAAGGATAGATCCTTTAGTGATGATGATCAACTTGAATATGAGAATTTAGGTGATATTACTGTTACTACTCAACAGAAAGATCTTCCTGTTGACATTCTGCCAGATGATTTGGTTGATTATCAAGTCAACTATCAGAGAACACAGATCCAAGGTAGTGGTAGTGGTATTGGTCCTACTGGTGGATTTGACATCGGTAGACATGTTAAATTTGGCACTGGTAGTGGATCAAGAGAATTCTATTGGAGATTTGACACTACAAACTCCGATTATATTAAATTATCTGTCATTAGAGGCAGTGATACGAATGGTGGTGAAGATCCAGACACTACTCAAGAAAGTCTATATCTCGATAGATGGACTGGAAGTAGTTGGATAAGAATTACTACTGTTTGTGCATATAACGATACTACGTTCAATTCCTTAAAAGAAGTATCAATTGCTCTCACTGCACAAAACAGAGGTGATTACTTCTATAGACTCAGACAAGATAATTCAAGTAATAATGCCAACTGGGATCATTATGGTGTTACTAGCATCACATATGATCTTCGTCAAACATTCCCAATTGATGTTGAAAATAACGGAGTCATTGAGAGAAAACTCGGTGGCGGATTGTTCATGCACGATTACCAGGCAACTGGTATCAGTGCATCAGAAGCCATTCCATTCGCATATCTTGGTACTGGATCTCTATTTGCACTTGGAGAACTCGATCCAGAAAAAGATGTCGATCAGGTATTTGGATATGCAGGTTCTGGTGGATTCAATGTTACTGGAGAGAACTTCTTCAGTCAGGCTCCACAAAGTACAATATTCGGTCTCGAAGGAGAAATTTCTTTCAGTGGATCTTGTGTCGAAAGATTTGTTCCTGCAACTGTCGATAATACAGTACTCTTCAATCACGTTGGTTCTGCTAACGATAAGATTATTTGGCAGGCTGGGGAACGTAAGATCACGATCAGACCAATTGGATTTGGATCTGTACTTCTTTCTGATACTCCACCTACATCTACGGCAACTCTGTTTGTATCTGGTGCAGCATCGAATCTCGAAAGAACATTTGCAGATGGCAATGTAAGTCTATTCGATATCAGTGGAGATGCTGGCAATCCACTGAGTGCAAGATTCACCCCACACTTTAGATCTGCAAGAGGGGATATTATTCTCCCAGATGAGGATTGGGGTCTTATTGTTAACTCGGCTACCGAGTTTGAAGATTGGGGTTATATCCGAGAAGTTGCAACTACTTCTCTCGTATTTGGAGATATTCTTTCTCCATTCAATTACGTTCAGGTTGGCGGTCAACATTATCCAAGTACAGATACATTCTCTGTTGGAGAGTCTTCGCTCACCAAACAGACACTTGGATTTACTGGAATTGCAACCTTCAGAATTTCCGAAGATTCCAGTCTGGAAAGAACGTTCGATTACGAATCTTCTGGTATTACTGGTATTGCCACCTACAAGGCTGGTATCAATATCTTTGGTTACAACTGGTTCAGTCAGGCTCCACAGAGTACAGTATTCGGTCTCGAAGGAGAATTCACTCTTAGTGGTTCTGCTAACGAGTCCATCACTCCATTCATTGAACCTCAAGGAACTGACGGCAACTTCACTTTCCTATCTGGTTCTGCAGAAACAAGATCACTTGCACCCGATACAACAGGTGATGCATATATTGGCGGAACTGCTGATATTAGATTCAGTCCTGCTGTTATTGGTGTTGGTATTGCTACCCTCCGTACAGGTAGAGAAGAGTTCCAGACATACCTCAGGATCATTGATCCTGACATGGATCTTGTCCTCACCACAATTGGTGGTGGACTTATCAATGAAGACTTTGTTAAGAGTTACAATGAATCTTCGATCTACTATGGTCCTCAAGATGAAGATCGTGGACATATCCTCGATGCAGCTGCATATGGGATGGGTCTCAACTTCTCTGGTGCTGCATCTGATGTTGAAACCTATGATGATGAGACGAACACTTATGACCAAGATGTACTGTTCAGTAGCAACGGTCTAACTTACGACCAGAGCACTGGTGGAACAAGTATTCTTCCAAGTTTCGACAAAACAGAATCGTTCCCTGTCAACTTTGGAACTACTGTCGTATCTGAAGATCTTGGTACTCTCACCGAAGGAAATCCAATTCCAGGTGGTCCAGCATATGATCAATACCTATATCCAAATTACACTGGATTCATTGATCAGGATATCAACCAAGGTTATGATGACTTTGGATTCATCAATGCTACTACCGATTCTCAAACAAGAGTACCGTTTGGTCAGGTTGATATTGAGCAACCTCCAATTCTTACGATCACCAGATTTATTCCTCAATGGAATGGTTCTGGTACTATTACTCCTTCGGGTACTGCGGAAGAGAGATTTATCACCTCGGATGGCAATACCGTCCTATTCGACTTTATTGGTACTACTTCCCCAGAGAAGTTTATTGCTCAGACTCCAGAAGATACAATTCTCTTCACAATCTCTGGTGCAGCCGAAGACGAATCGGTCACCTTTGCCGAAGTTGGAATTGGAACTGTTTATCTCTCTGGTGCTGGAGTCGAGAGTGTCAGGTTTGTCGAGATTGGAACTGGCATTCTTTCCTTCTCTGGTTCTGCATTGGAAAGATCCTCCATGGATCCTCCAGAAGGAACTTATCTACATGTATTCAGTGGAGCAGATGTTCGACCTGGACTTTCCTTTGCTTGTCAAACAACAAAGGCAACTCAACGTCTGTTTGGAGAACTATATCATCCAGATATCGACTTCACTCCACATTATGGTATTGAGAGAAATATTGGTATTGAGACCGCATTTACACTTGCGAGTGGTGGTGGTCTCAATGAAGATGGTACTGGTCCTGGTATTGTCACTACCAGATATCTTCCCGATTACAAAGGACAAGGTATTCTTACTCTTAGTGGTAAGGCTATTGGTCGTACCAATGCACCAATCTTTACCGATGGTACTATCTATATCCTCGGTATTCATACCGCGGCTCAGGGAATCAGTTCTGGAAGAGAGACTGGTCTTTCCGAAAGTTATTCTCCTGGAACAATCTTTGGTGGTCCTGGTCAAGTCACCTTCAAGGGTGTCTCCCCGACTCGTCCAATTCAGGTATTTGGATATTATGGGGACGACAGAGATCCTGGAGCTGGAACGACTGGAGTTATTTCGATTATTCCTTCTCAACAAGGACTCGAAATCAGATCCCTCAAAGATTATGTTGGTGTTGGAACTGGATACTTCTCTGCAGGATATTCCGATCTCGCTGCAACATTCAGAGAAATTGGAACGGGAGAACTCTTCAAGTTCTCTGCTCTATACGAAAGAAGAACCTTCGATTATATTGGATCTGGATTACTTACTGCATCTGGAACAACAGATGCTCCAAGTTCTTTCCAGACTCCAGAAAATACAGTCCTCTTTACAGTTTCTGGAGATATACGAGAAAGAGTCTCCCTGGACAACGAGACTGGTGGAACGATTTCCATCTACAACACAGAAAGAGTTATTACTGGAATTACTCTTTCTATCGCAACTGGAGGCACGTTCAGTTTCTTCTCCAGTGGTGCAGAATCGATTGTTATTCCTTCGGAGACTACTACGGCTCTCTTCGATATCGAAGGAATTGCCGAAACGGCACTCAATCAAGTTTATGGATACTACGGAGATGATAGAGATCCAGGCACATCTGGAACTATCACAATTGTCGGTGAACTCACTCACCCACAGATTGACTATACTCCCGCAGAGTTTGGATTTGGAGATCTCACTTTCGTTGGCGAATCTCTCGTCAAGGTCGATCTCA